CTGTACTTCTTTTAGTTGTTGTTGGAGGGTCATGTTAGTTATTTTCAAAGTAAATACAACCAAAGTTTTTACCAAATACAACATAATCAAGATTGGAGGAATCGCCATCTTTAAATCTAATAGCTATACCAGATTTTACAGGTCTAACTTTAGTTATTTTAGACGATTTTAAACAATATCCCATTTGAGGTTCATCTTCTTTTTTCTTCCAGCAGAAGCAATTTTTACAAGTTTTTGTCATAATTTTATCTTTTAAATTTCCCCATCCGTTCATTATTTCGTACAATTTGCGTTAAGAACGTATCAACGTAATCGTATTTTAGTGTGTCCCAATATTTCATGGAGGCGCAGAGTTTTAGAAAGGTTTTCATGGTTAGTTAAGTATAAATTGTTCAATTTCTATTTCAATGTGTTTTTCTCGTACTGTCATTGTATTTGGCATTTTTTACAAGTGAATACTGCTACTTTAAAATATTTGCTTTTAGTTCCTGCAATGTGAATTAGTTTATATCCTCTACACTCCCCTCTTTCGTACCAATAAACATTGCCACCACACTTATCGCATTTCTCTATTGTTGTATCGCTCCGTCCATTGTCGGGTGGGCTTCTTAGCTTCCATTCATCGTAGTTCATAGTTTTACCTTCTTAACGCATCCCGATATATCATAATAATCGTTAGCAATGTTTATTTGCTCTTTAAGGTGCAAATTTTCCTGTCTTAGCCAAATAATATCCCTCGCTTGGCTTCTTATTGTCTTATCCTGTTTAAGTATAATAAAGAACGAATATAGCATTATTATAAATAGTAGGGCGGAGGTTAGTTTGTAGTGGTTATTGTGTTGCATTGAATGTTGAATAAATGTGAGATAATTGTGATATTCTCCTGTTGAGCGTTATCGTCCGTTTAGGTATAGCCATCAATCTAAATAACTCCTTTTCGATTCCTTTAGCCTGAATTATCCGGTTACGTTTCTCGCTATCGTCAATCTTAGAAATATAAACCTCAAACTCTCTAAAACGCTTTTTAACGTGTGCCTGACTTAATCCAGTCTTATTGATTACTTCTTCTTCTGATAGCGCATTAGTAAACATCTTGAATACATCTTGGCTACTTGTTCCGTGTGTTTGTCCCATGTTAGTAAATTAAAGGGAGGGAAACGGAGTAGAGTTTCCCTTGCTCCCTGTGGTTAGTTACTTAGTTTTGTTTTATCAATTGCCTGCCCTGATTCTATTAATCCGAATAAGTCAAAGCCTTGTTTTGTGGATGGGAGAAGATTCGAACTTCTCTACATAGGGTATCTCCCGATGCTTTATGCCATGTTACTACTCCGACTCGTCAGCCTTTCGCACCATCCGTATTATTACTCCTTTTCTTTTCGCTCTCTGTTTTCGGTGCGGTTCTTTTGGTCGGATAAGTATTTGTTTATCATTCCGCTTAAGGTTCTGCCATCTTTGTTGGCTTGTTGTTTTACAAACTCCAATACTTCAGGTTTGATTCTTACGTGTATTAATATGTTTTCGGTCATAAGGTGTTATTATTAATTTAGGCAAATGTAACACTTTTTATTTACTTGTCAAGTTTTTTTGCATGAATTTTTCATAATATATCGTAACTAATTGATAATTAACACTAAAATAATTTTTGCATATTCAATTATTTATTTTATCTTTGTACTATGGGTAGACCGGAAATTTATACAAAGGAATTAGGAGAGGCTATTTGCTTAGAGATAGCCACATCAAACAAAGGGATAAAGACCATTTGCGAGAATAACGACAATTTCCCAAGTTTTAAGACTGTTTTTAATTGGCTGAATAATCCTGATAAAGCTGAGTTTTTACAACTATACACGCGCGCACGTGAGATTCAGGCAGAGTATTTAGCTGATGAAATCCTACAAATATCGGATGATGCAACGAATGATTTTATGACTATTCAAAAGGGGGATAAGTTATACGAAGTTGAAAATAAGGAGTGGACAAGTCGTTCAAAGTTGCGTGTTGAGGCTCGTAAATGGGTAGCATCTAAATTGAAGCCCAAGAAGTTTGGTGATAAGTTGGATGTTACATCCGGTGATAAGCCGTTAAATCAAGAAGCAGACCTTTCAAACCTAACAGACAAAGAACTTGAAATCCTTATTGAATTGCAATCTAAAATCGGAAAAGGCAAGGCGTAACTTTTACTACTTTTGCCAAACGATAGCACCGGATTTTTATAGGGATGATAGACCGCATTTAAAGACTATCTGTGATACGTTACAGGCACTACACGAAGGTAGGCTAACCCGTGAAGATGGATTTGTTTATAAGAAGTTGATGCTGAATGTACCGCCTCAACATGGTAAGTCCCGGACATTGGTAAACTTTGTAACGTGGTGCTTTGGTAAGAATCCGAATGAGAAGGTAATCACAGGGTCTTATAATGATTCTACGGCCTCCGATTTCTCAAGGTACACAAGAGATGCTATTGATGCGAAAGCGATTGTAAACGATGATATTGTTTATTCTGACATATTCCCTAAGACAAAGATAAAGAAAGGCAATGCAGGGTTTGAAAAGTGGGCGTTGGAAGGTTCGCATTTCTCGTATTTGGGTGTTGGTATTGGTGGTAGTGTTACTTCAAAGGGTGGAAGTATATTGATTGTTGATGACCCGGTAAAGAATGCGGAAGATGCGTTGAACGAGAATAACCTTGAAAGGATTTGGTTGTGGTATACATCTACGTTTCAATCACGTGTATCTGCAGAGAGTGGTGAGCCACTTGAGATAGTTTGCATGACCCCGTGGAGTAAGAATGATATTTGCGGTAAGATATTAGCAGGTAAAAACGCGAACGATTGGTATAGGATAAGTATGCCAGCGTATGACGTTGCAACCGATACGATGTTATGTGAGTCTTTGTTTGGTAAGAAGCGTTACTTTGACTTAAAGGAATTGATTGAGCCGGGTATATTCAATGCTAACTATCAAATGACACCACTGGATAAATCTGGAGTATTGTTTAAGCGTGATGAGTTGAATACATTTTCAATGTCAGAGTTTAGCAAAGATGGGGCAGAATCAATACTTGGTTATATTGATGTGATGGATGACGGTAATGATAGCTTGTCGTTTGCACTTGGATATGTTTTCAAGGATAAGGTGTTCATAACTGATGTAGTGTTTACTAATGACAATATTGATATTACATTACCTTTGTGTGTAGGATTAATAAAACAGCAAGATGTTTACGATGATAAGAAAGTATTAAAGCAATCGTTTGATTACATCCGGGTAGAGGCAAATAATCAGGGTGGAGGCTTTATTCGGTTGTTACGTCAGCACTTACCACCGGAAAAGATATTGCCAGTTAAGAATACACAAAACAAGAATACAAGGGTTATTATGCAGTACGGATTTATTAAGAAGCACTTTTACTTTAGAAACGATTACGAGCGCAATAGTCCCTATGCAAAGTTTATGGATGAGTTGTATGGTTATATGAAGGATGGAAGTAGTAAACACGATGATGCACCGGATAGTATTGCCGGATTAAGCAAGTTTGTTCAAGGTTTGTTACCGCATTTGTTTGTTTAATAAAAAGTATTATATTTGTCGAAACTTTAAAACTAACAAATATGAAAGCAACAGAATTAAGAATTGGGAATTTAATAGACCCTGATATGGTTGTTGGCTCAATGATTGAGAGAGCTAAAATTGGCGCAACTGGAAAATACATTTGCGTAACAGCCGATATATTAAAAACAGAAGCGTGTACTATGATGGTTGGCATCCCACTAACAGAAGAATGGTTGGTGACATTTGGTTTTCACAAAAGTAGTAATCAGTATTTTAGTATTGCTAGTTTTTCATATATTGAACATGATGCTTATGGTTGTAATGGCGGTTTTGGTTATTGTTTACATGATGAAAGAGGCATCTTTTTAGAAATCAAATACGTCCACCAACTACAAAACCTTTACTTTGCTTTAACTGGCGAAGAGTTATCTATTAATGATTAAACAGATGCTACAATTTAGAGATAAAACAATTTACGAGAAATCAAAGTACACGATAATTTTAAGGCAATTAGAACCTTTATCTGTAGAGGTTGAATACTTATCAAATGATTCCTGTTGGCACTTAATGATGCCATTTGAAGATGAATTAAAAGGTATGGAGGATGCCGGACAAGATATAAGTTTTTGGAGTAAGTATCGTAAATGGCAGAAAAGAAAACGATATACTCAAGAAGAGTTTGATAGGATTTTTATTAATGATTAAACTAATAACCTTCAATGGAAAAGACTTTAATGAGTATAGTCCTTACTACGAGCAACTGATATTCTCGTGCAATAAGGAGATTTATGAAATTGTATTTTATTTAAACTAATGGCACATTGTTGTGGATTCCCGAACTTAGGGAGGTCTAAAAAGAAAAAGGTTTATGTTAAGTTTGCTGTTTGCTCTGTGTGTTTAGGGTTAGACGGTGATTCAACTATTAAGGAAGTTGAGTATTGCGACCTATGTGATGCGTGGATTTGTACTAAATGTACTCCTAGGTGGTTGGGTCGAGGATGGTTAGCAACAAAAAAAATGTTTGGTATTTAAATTTTTTGTATCTTTGTGGAATTAATCTGTCTTATCAATGTTTGAGAATCTAAATTTAAGAGGGTGGTTTGGTGGAATTTTCCGCAGAGCATTAGGAGTTACAAAGCGCAACTGGTTTAGAACAACCCTATTAGATAGCAAACAACCAATCGTAATTGATTGTGAAAACCTATTTGAAGTTTACCAATCTTGTCCACACCTACAAACGGTTATCAATAAAAAGGCAGAGATGCTTTCAAATGGTAGATTGATTTTAAAAGACAAGGCAACCGATAAAGAGATTGAGAAACATTGGGCATTAGACCTAATGAATAGACCAAACCCACTACAAAATTACCGGGAATTTACTTATGAATATTCGTTATATAGTGATATATATGCTAATAACTTTGCATATCGTAACCAAGCATTTACAGGAGGTCGCCCAAAAGTTTTGTGGAATCTTCCATCCGGGCAAATTAAAGTAGTACCAACGGGTAAGTGGTTAGACCAAACTGAATTAAATGGTATCGTAAAATCCTATGAGTTGTATAACGTTGACAAGGTTTACGCTCGTGAATTTAATACTGATGAGGTGTTAAGCATTAACTCAGGTATCTCAAAGAACCCGTTAATAGCTGATAGCAAGATTATCTCCTTACAATTTCCAGTTAGTAATATTATTGGAGCATTAAAGACTCGTAATATGTTCATTTATTATGGTCCCAAAATGCTTATTAGTTCAAAACAATCCGACTCTGATTCATCTTTACCATTAGGTGCTGATGAGAAAAAACGTATTGAGAAAGATTTTAACCAAGTTGATTATGGGATTAATGACGTACAATCTCACACGGTTGTATCTACAGCATCATTGACAGCATCAAAGATGTCTTATCCCACTAAAGACTTAATGTTATTTGAAGAAATAGAAGATGATTTTAATGCAATTTGTGGAGCGTATGGAATGGATAGGGATATTTTCCCATCAACAAAAGGTGCAACGTTTGAGAATAAAGAAAAAGGAGAAAGAGCAACGTATCAAAACACGATACAGACCTGTGCTAAAACCTATGCCGATTTTATTTCTCAGTTAACCGGAGTAGAGAGTGAAGGAAAGTATTTCGTAATCGAGTACGACCATTTGCCTATCATGAAAGAGAATGAACTTGACGAGGCAAACGAAGATAAGGTAGAAGGTGAAACAAGTGCAATGTTCGTAGATACTTTAATTAAATTAAACTTAGCAGTAGCTAACAAATCAATCAGTAGGGAATCAGCTATAATCATTCTTGTAAATGAATATGAGTATGAGGAAGTAGTAGCTAAAAATCTTATTATAAATCCAATAGCATAATGAAAAAAACAGACCACTATTCGGTAAAATCAACAGAGTTTGGTGCATCTATCAAAGACGTAGACACAACCGGGCGAATCGTTACGGGGTTCTATAACGCGTATAACTTCTTAGATTCATCAAACGATGTGTTGTTGATGGGTTGTGCAAAGAAGTCAATCAAAGAACGTGGGCCATTATCGGATGCAACTGCTAAGATTAAGCATTGCCTTAACCATGAGTTGGATGTTACTAAGATGCCGGGTAAGATTATCACTCTTGAAGAAAAAGAGATTGACGGAATAACCGGAATTTACTTTGAAACGCGGATGTCTAACACTACATTAGGTAATGACACGTTAAAGAATTACCTTGAAGGCGTTTACGATAATCACTCAATCGGATTCCGTTACGTTAATGTGAATATTATTGAAAGAGAATCTACAAAAGCATGGGATAATATTGTATCGTTATTAATGAATCCTAAGAAAACAGAAGGGGTTAATACAATCTATGCTGTAAAGGAGATTCAGTTGTATGAAGGTAGCACCGTAGCATTCGGATGCAATGAGTTATCTAAATACTTAGGTGTGAAGTCTGGAAATCCTGACAGCTATAAAATGGCATTAATGAGCCGTATTAATACATTTGAGCAAACATTAAAAAGTGGCACTCAATCGGATGATATGATGGAATTAATCAGTTTACAATCATTACAACTTAAACAAATGATGTCTGAATTATGTGATTTAATCCCACAAAAGCCAATTAATGGAGCAACCGGATTTGATGCAATTAAAGAAATAAATAAATTTTCTTTAAAATAATTTGCTTTCGTATTAAAATTATATTTATCTTTGTAAAATAAATTCTTACTGCTTTCTGAAATCCCACTCTTATGAGCCGGGGTTATTGGTAAAAGATAGAATGAAAGACATAAATTGTTAATCATTAAAAATCTATACCAATGAATGAATTAGAAGTAAAAGCCTTGTTAGACAAGGTAAAAGCAGAAGCAACCGCTTCAATCGAATCAAACGAAAAATTAAAATTAGTTGACGGCTTAAAAGCTGAAATCGCTAACCTTGTTAGTAAAGCAGATATTGATGCCCTTGTAGCTAAATTTGCCGGAAAAGAAGAAACTGCTGATTTGTTAAAGAAATTAGAAGATGTTTCTTTCCGCCTAAAAGAAATTGCTGAGAAAGCCGGAGAACCTGCAAAAGGTTTAGACCTTAAATCTCAAATCAAAGCATGGGTTACTAAGAACGAACAAGCAATTAAGAATATCCGTGCCGGACAAAAAGCTGATTTAACTCCTTTGGATGTTAAGTTAAATAGTCCAATGACACCTGCAAACACTTATAACTCATCTGCGTATTTGCCAGTTCCTGAGTTCGCTCCGGGAGCAGTTGACATTGTACGTGTTGAGCCAACGTTTTGGGATTACATTAAAAAAGGTCGTACAGGTTCAGCCGCTTATGTTTGGGTAAACAAAAAGAATCCGGAAGGAGCTGCTGCATTTATCGGGCCCGGTGTTGCTAAACCCGGAGTATCTTTTGAAATCGCTACCGAAATTTCTAACGCGAAGAAAGTTGCCGCTTCTGAAAAGTGTGCTACTGAATTGTTAGAAGATATTGAAGGAATGACTTCATGGATTCAACAAGAGATTGAGTACCAATTGAAATACAAGGTTAACACCACTTTAATGACAGGTGTTGCATCTTCAACTGTTCCTGCAGGTATTCAAACAATCTCAGTTCCTTACACGTTAACGACCGTAGAAACTACAGACCCTAACCGTTGGGATGCTATCAGAGCGTGTGTTGCTCAGTTGAGAAGCGGAAACTTACAAGGTACTGTTACAGCGTTTGTTAACCCGGTAGATTATGCTAACATGGTTTTAACCAAAGCGCAATCACAAGGTCAATTATTTATGCCTGCTGAAACAGGTGCAACAATTGTACAAGATAACAATATCCCTGTAGGGTATGTTCAAGTAGCTTTACTTGACTACTACAAGGTATTAATCTACAAAGATTTCAGTTTATCTTTCGGTTGGGAAAATGACGATTTCACTAAAAACTTAATCACAGTTATAGGTGAAATGAGATTACACCAATTCTTTAGTGAAAACCACACAGGAGCGTTCATTTATGACACTTTTGATAACATCACTACAGCGATTACTGCAGTATAATAACTAAAAGTCCTCCCTTTAATTAGGGAGGCTTTACTTAAATTAATAACATTAAAAATAAAAAACACGATGAAAAAATTATTTATCTTTCTTACACTTGGTTTGTTGTTTTCTTTTACAGCAAAAGCACAAGTTGTTACAAACATGGTTAACGTTGACTACCAAACACTATACATTGATACGGTAACAAATACCGGAACAGGTGCATTGTTTATTACATTGACACAACCGTACAACAACCTTACTATTCAACCAAAGGTTACTAAAATTAGCGGTACAATGAATAGCAACTCAGCACCTAAATTACAAGGGTCTATTGATGGAACGAATTACTACGACATTGCAGGTGATACGTTACACATTACAAATACATCTTCTGCTATTGTTGATGATTGGGTTAAAACATCACAAGCGTATAAGTATTACAAGGTAACTTGGACAGGCACAGGAACGATGTCTGCTAAGTTGGAAGCAAAAGTATTCTTAGTGAAGTAATAAAATAACGCCCTGCCTTATGGGTGGGGCGTTCTAATACAATGAAAGATGGGTGCAATATCAGTAACAGCTTCGGATTTCGTAGGTCAATATCAATTGGCGCGAACAACAGCATCTGATGTTATCCTAAATTCATACATCACAAGGGAGTACACAAAGACATTATACAAATTATTGGGTAAAGAGTTAGCTGATTTATTAATCGCTTACAACGCTCTAACTCAAACAACAACAACAAGTGGTTTGTTAGTAGTAGGAGTATCTTATTACATAACGGACTTTAACACCGGGGATGATTTTACAAACGTTGGTGCATCTTCAAACGCTACAGGAGTTTACTTCGTAGCAACCGGAACAACACCAACGACATGGACGAATTTAAGTTCTTTGAAGTCGAATATGGTAGAGAGATATGAGAATATCATAAACTCTTTCTACATAACAGACGATGTATACTTTTGGAATAACGTTGCGCATGAATCAACAGGGATAAAAGACTTGTTATTGATGTCTATTTACTACGCTTATGTGAGTGAAACACAATTAAAACAAACGCAAAGCGGTGTAAGTTTTAGTGATTCAGAAAACTCAGTTGTGCAATCCGGAGCGAACGCTTATAGGTTAGCAGAGCAGAAGTGGAATAACGCAGGGTTAACGACATGGTGGGCGATAAGATGGTATTGTTTAATTAAATACCCATCAACTTATCCGGAGTATGCAGGAATATGTGAGCGAACACGTTATAGCGGATTAATGTAATGGTTTACGCACAGGAATTAACCGACATATTAGATGATTTGATTTCTACTATGACGTTTCCGGTTATAATCGGGAATGTAACGGTAAACGCAGATGATAGCATCACATTAGAATGTGATAATATTTACCATGCACAGGCAGGTTTTGAGGTTGAGATTAATTCTTTGACATACGTTATAACTGAAATAGACCAAGCAAATGAGTCTATAACGGTAACCGGGACTGGAACGATAAGCAATGGAGATACTTTTGATATGTATTCACCGTTCTTTTTTCACGGGACACCGATTGCAACGAATACAGAATTAGTACAGGAGGCACAAGCCTTGAATAAAACCCCAATGTTTTGGCTTTGGGAAAACTTTGAAGAGGATTGGAAGGATGAAGAAAGTTCTTTAGAGAGGGAAGTAGAGATTGAATTGTTTGCATTAACACAGGCAAACTTTGAAGAGTGGATGACAAGTGATGCGTATGAGAATGCGATTAAACCAATGAAGCGGTTAATTGAATTGTTTGTACAGGCTTTAAAGGTTTCATCACTATTTGAAACTGATTTTTTAACATATCGAACAGAGAATTATTCAAAGTTTGGGGTGTTTATCAGAAATAAAGGAGCAAGTAAAAACCTATTCGCGGATAAATTATCCGGAGTAGGAACGAAAATAAACCTTAGAATATTTAAAACAGAGCCATGTGAGCCGAGTTTTGAGGTAGAGCAATCAATTTATAGGACATTATCAACCGGAGATAATAGAACATTAACAACCGGAGATGCAAGAACAACAAGTTAAATGACAAAAATATCTGAAATAACTGCAGGTTCGAGTGTAATAGCTACCGATTTGTTTGAAAAAGAAACATCAGGTGGAACATCGCAAAAGGTTACAGGCGAAATGATAAAGAGTTTTGTTGTTGGAGAAACACCAACGGTATCAATCGCTGTTCAGTTATCTTCGGCTCAATTAAAAACGCTTGCATCTGTAAATATTAGTGCGGTATCAGCACCCGGAGCAGGTAAATCAATAGCTGTTTCAAGTTGTATATTTCAATACAAAGCAAATGATGCGCAATTAGCACCGGGAGAAATTGGAGTACTTGTTTCAGGGTCGGCTCAACCAATGTGGAATGCTATCCCTACTTATGCAGAAGATAGTACAACTCATTTAGTGGCAAATAGCGCATTTAACGCACTTATTGAAAATCAACCACTATTGATATATGCTTCGGCAGATTCGGTAGATGGTGATGGAGCAGGAGTGCTTTTAATAGATTACAAAATAGTTACATTACCAGTTTAAAATTAATTAATAAAAAATAGAAATCATGGCAGAATTGAATTGCGCAACAGGCGGAGAAAATACAGGCGTTCCGTGTGTACCCATTATTAGAGCCTTAGAAAAATTTATCTTCGTTCCTACTTACAATAGTTTGGGCGTTGCAAATGAAATCGACTTGACAGGTGGGCCATTCAATGCGGCTTATTTCTCTGCGTTGGTTAACAATACTGATGCTACAGAGCGTTGGTTCGTTCTACCTCAGTTTAAAAACGTTGTAAACACACGTGCTGAATCTTTGATGGAAACATTTGAAGATGGTTCTAAAGTGTTTATTGAGCAAGGTATTAGAAATATTACCGGGTTAATTGTTGGTTCAGATGCGCCACCACAACTAAAGGGTAAAATTGTTTCTCACAGAGGCAATCAAATGTCTATCTATGGTATTGACAAGGCAGGTAACTTAATCGGTAAGGTTGGTTCTACTGCAGATATGTTAGCACCTATTGAATTAGAAGGCGATACTATTGATGCTATCTTCCAATACACAAACGATACAACTATCCAAAAGATTGCTGTAATGTTTGATATTAATATCTCTGAGGATGACTCACAGGTAAGAATGTTAGCGGCTTCTGAAATGGCTACAAGCATTAAAAACCTACGCGGATTGTACGATGTTACTTCTGTAAACTCTGCAATCTCTACAACAGGATTAACCGTAACATTAAAAACAGAAGGTGGCACCTTACTTAACCCTGTAATGGTAGAAGGTTTATTGATTACTGACTTTGTATCTTCTGTAGGTGGTGCGACATCGCGCTTGTATAACTCAACGGATGCGGCTAACGTTACAATTTCAACTTTAGCAGAATCAGCACCGGGAGTATATGACTTAACGTTTGCAGGTCAAACGGTATCTGATGTGATTGTTATTAAACCACTAAAAGCAGGTTTTGACTTTACAGCAGTAGAGGCAAACACAGCAACGATTGTTTAGTTTTTTGTTTTCATAGTTTGTTTTAAAGGGGAAATGGCCGAGAATTATTTCTCGGCTATTTTTTTAACACGATGTTTCAAGTTGCAATCGACATAGCGAAATCATTACAGCGCATGAATCAAAACAGGATTCTTGAAAAAGCTGTGTCAAACAACCAAATAAAGGCTGAGATAATTGATTTAAACCAATCACAATTACAAAGTGGTGTTGATTCGGAAGGTGATTCTACAGGTGAGTATTCAAGTACATCAATTAATGTTTACGGGAAAACACCCGGAAGGATAACGCTAAAAGACACTGGAGAGTTTTACGACTCGATGAAAGTAGGACAAGATTCGGATGAGTTTTTTGTTACCGGGAATACAAACAAAGAGGGCGGAGTAGATTTATTGGATAGATGGCCGGATGCAATGGGATTAACTGATGAGAGTTTAGACGAGATTATGCCTGCAATAACTGAGGAAACAATAGAAATTATACTCAATGAGATTATATAAAGATTCTTACAAAAGCATTGATGACCTACCTATTTATAATTGGAATGAGATACACCGGACAGGTAATTTAGTTTATCTTCTAAAGGATCGAAAGAAGCTGAATGAGTTTGAAAAGGTGTCTTTAGGGCGTAGATGGACAAAGATATATGACGAGTATATAAAACATTTTGGATTCTCTGAAACGTTTATAAAGGTCATAGAAAAGCAAATGTACATCGCTGAGTTAATGATTGAGAAAGCGGAAACCGGAGATAAAACAATTAACACGTTTATCGAGATTGAGAAACGGGCGTTGGAAAAGTTAAAAGAGAAAACAGGTGATGGAGATTTTTACGAATCCAAAGCTATGATGGAAAAGCAGTTAGGATTTACGATTGATGTAAAAAAATGTAGTGTTGTAGAGTTTTATTCTTACATAAAATCAATAGAAAAAGATGCAAAGCGAACTGGAAACTAAAAAGAAATCACTTCTAAAGGCTTTAAAGAAAGAGCAAAGTAAAAAGAATCCGGATAGGGAAACGATTTTACTACTCGATTTAGAGTTGTATAAGCTGAATATTAAACTTAATTTATCTACGAAGTAATGGCAAAGAAAATAAAATATAGTGATTTAGTAGAAGGAGATGCGTTTGGTAAACTTATACAGGAGGGGACTGAGTTTGATAAGGTGTTGCAGAAGATGGCAGATTCTTATACTAAGTTGATGACCGCTAAAAAGGGCAGTTTAGGTAGCACACCAACAACATTGAAGGATGCTGAAGATATGCAGAAACTTGTTGATAGTGTAAATCAATTAGATGCCGGATTAACAAAAGTAAAAAAGACACGCGAACAATTAACCGTTGAAACTGCTAAGGCTAAGATTCAGCAACAAGAATACGACAAAGCGATTAAGGAAACCGCAAAGGACGAGTTAGGTTTAGTATCTGCATACCAAAAGGAGTCAAAAACTTTGAATGATATGCGTAAACAATATAAGGATTTAGCGTTATCACAAAAAGAAAGTACTAAAGAAGGCAAAGAATTACTTGCAAATATCACTAAATTAGATACTAAATTAAAGGCTGTAGACGCAACGGTAGGGCAACACCAACGCAATGTAGGTAATTACGCTCAATCATTAGGTGGATTAAAGACCGGACTTCTTGAAATAGGTGGTGCATTAGGTATTGCATTTGGTGTACATCAGGTTGTTGACTTTGGGAAAGAAAGCGTGAAAGCGTTTTTGGAGGCTGAGTTAAATGCTAATAATTTAAAGAATGCGGTAAAAGGCAATACGATTTTGTTCAATAAATTAATTGAGCAGTCTGCAGAGTTACAAGATACATCTATTTTCTCTGATGACGACATTCAGATAGCACAGAAGGCACTTGCAACCTATGGGTTAACAGGCGACCAGATACAGAAATTAACACCGCAAATCGTTGATTTTGCCTCTAAAATGGGGTACGATTTAGCAACGGCAACCGATAAAGCTATCTCTGCTATTAACGGACAAACGAAAGGTTTAAAAGAATCCGGTTTGCAGTTTAAAGATACGGGAAGCAAAACAGAAAACTTTAATTTACTAACTGAAAAGCTTATAAAGTTTCAAGGCGCAAGTGCCGAGGCTTTGGAAACAACTATTGGAAAGGCTAAAAGATTAGAAAACGCCTTTGATGATATAAAGGAAACAATAGGAGAATTTCTTGTAGGTGCAGGAACACAGGCATTGGATTTTTTTGAGATACTTGGAGGTGGTATGAGTGATGTTATGGCAAGAGATGTAGCTCAGAAGGAAAAAATTAGACTTGATGAATTAAATAAATTAAGAGTAAAAAAGGCAAAGGAAGGGGAGGCTCAAAGATTATTAGTTATAAAAGAAACTGAGAATGAGATTAAGACATTTATATCAGAAGGGAGAAAGTCGAATGATATTCTTGTAAAAAAGACAGCTCTTAGTAATATTAGAAATCAGCAAAATTTTCTTAATGAGTTAAAAAATTTAAATAAAAAACAGAAAATAGAGGACGATGCTACATCTGGAGCAAAAGAAAAGCAGGTAGAGGATTTTGAAAAAAAATTACGTGATTTACAAACTGAAAATATCCAAATTAGCTATCAAAGAAGAAGGCAGGAAATACAAAATAATTTTGATGACGAAACAAAAAAATATGCTGGACATACGGCTATTCTTATAGAATTGGCTAAAAAAAGGGCAATTGCATTAGAGCAAGTTTATCGTGACGAACAAAGAGAATACGATAAGATTAGAAAAGAGGCGATGCGAGTTGATAAACTTGAGTTGATGAAAGCAGATGACCCTGAGTTTTCTCCTAAAGTAAAAGCTAATCAGGATGCAATTAAAAAGAAAGCGGATGACGATAAAAAGGCGAGAGAGCAGGAACGTGAAAATGCACTTGCTCAGTCTGAAATGCTTTTAGATATTTGGCGTGAAGGACAAGAAAAGAAAGGCGAAGAAGCTATTGCATATCTCGACCATGAACTTGACAGAAACAAATCAGCTATTGAAATACAAGCGGAGTTGGCATCGCGCGGAATGGAAAACACATTGGCTTTTGAAATGAAAAAGCAAGATGAATTGGAGAAAGCAAGAGTACAAGAGTTGGAACGTCAAAAGAAAGTAGCTAAACAACAAGAGGCTCTTGAGTTATCGTTGGCATTCTTAAAGGCGTATGAAACGTATATTAGTCAGGATATGAAGTCAGGGCAAGCGTTGTTACGTGCAAGTGGAGATATTATGACTGCTAAATTATTAAGTAAAGCGATTGCCGGAAGTGCATTCGATGGTGTTGAAGATACCGGAGGCGCAGGGAATGTAGATAGTAAAGGTGGTAAGTTGTGGGTGTTACACCCGAATGAACGCGTATTGACAAAAGAACAAAACCAAAAGTTAAACGGGATAGGCAATGATGAGTTAGTAGACAAGGCATTGATGTTTGATAATATCATGAAGCCGAACTTTAACTCAAGTATGGCTATTGAAGATGCGACAAAGGTTAGTCAAGTGAATACCGCACTAACATCTTCTTTGCTTCGTGAGGTACGCGAATTAAAACAGGTAATGATTAATAAACCAACAAGTGAAACGAAGTTAGACAACTTAGGGAATGTTATAAAGCGTACAACTGAAAACGGATTGACTAAAACAACAATTAAGAAAACATATCTTTCATAATGGTAGACTTAAAATTTCAAATGGATTTAGGCAGTGGATGGGTAGATGTCCCACCACCTCGTAATTGGAAAGAGATGAAGATTCAGTTTATCGAATACGGCTCTGAGAAAAACGCACAATTACAGACTATCAACTTTGAATGGGTAAAGGCAAATGCAGTAGCCATTGATAATTATATTCGTTCCGGTATGACTGGAGGGACTGGAATATTTGAAGGTATTGGACTACGTATTTATGTAGGTACTATATCCCCGATGTTAATTTTTAACGGATGTATTGATACAGCAAATGAAGCGTTTGATTTTCA